GCTACTGACCCACCACCACCGCAACCTGTATTTGCTACTGCCGCTCCGCCGTTTGTAACGCCAGCCGTCGCACGAGCTCCGCCGTTCCCTGCGAATTGCGATCCGCCTTGACCGCTTGCCAGTAATGGCGCGGTGTAAGCACCTGCCCCGCCGCCACCTGCGCCGTAACCATTAAAACCCGCTCCACCTGTTCCTGGAAGCGCGCCCTGAGATGAAGTGTTTGAGTTAGTTCGACCAGGAGCACCTTCGCCAGAAGTTAAAGTCACATTTGCAGAAGCTCCAAAACCATTTACGACTGGAAAAGAACCACCGCCACCGCCGCTCCATCGATCTATGGCTCCGCTATTTGGTCGCCCACCACCGCCAGCAAGCGTTTGTGTAACAGTTGCGTTTACCTCTGCTCCCGCGCCTGTTGTTGATGATCCACCTGATCCGCCAAAACATTTGATTAAAGAAGTTGCGCCATTTAGAACTTCACTGAACCCACCTAATCCACCAGCCGCCGCGCCTGACCCGCCTGTTCCTTTTGCTCCGATTGTTATTGTGTAAGCTGTTCCTGGCGTAACTGATAAATCAATTTCTTTATATGCCCCACCACCGCCACCGCCAGACATGGCGTATTCGGTAACTAATTGAGTCGTGCCACCACCACCGCCACCTGCTCCAACCACTAAGAATTTGGCAGAATAAACTCCAGCGGGACATGTCCATGATCCACTTGATGTAAAATCCGTTTGACGAATTGTTGCGGCTGGAAATCTAGTAACGCCCATTTATGCAATCACCGTCCCAAACGCTGTAAATGTCAAAGCGTTAGCTGTTGCAGTGCGCACCGTGATGATGTCAGTTGTTGCCAAAGTAATTCCCAAAGTCAAAGACACAAAACCATTTCCACCAACCGATACATCGTAAATGATTGCATTTGACGCCGCCGCCGCGGCTCCAGCAATACGCACAAAAACCCGAGCAGTTGCATCCGTTGCTGTTGTGTTAGCAATGTGAAGCGTCGAAATAATTGCCGAAGACGAAGCTGGGACTGTGTAAAGATCCGCATTTGCCGTTGAAGCTGGAGCAGATTGCCCGATGACCTTGTAAGTTGTTGTTGCCATTTTTTATGCTCCCATCAATAGAAAAGGGTGGGGGATTAGCCCTTGAAAGTTTTCAATTTTGTCAACCGTCACTGAGATTTCATTGCCCAGCGTGCGCATAGCCAGTGCGCCGTCTTTAACATAAGCCGTGTTGTCTGGCTCAGTCCAGCCATAGTATGTGCTCGTTGCCATTACTTATCTCCCTTACGGATAATCGACCCATTGTAGAGCAGAATCCACAGCACTCCAGATAAGACTCGCGGACACATCTTGCCAGCGGGTCGGGGTGATCGAATATGTGTAATCCGAAGTGTTGAGTGTCAGCGTCATTTGATACTCGTTGAAAGCTATTGAATAGCCCTCGACAAATCCTTTGTAAGTCGTGTTTTTGATTCCAATAGGCAATGAGTTGATTTGGATTGGCTCGCTCGTATCAATGTTTAAAAACAAATCACGATCTGCGCTAGTGACATCGGGCGAATCAACCTGAATGGTAAAAGCCGCCAGCGAAGTGCGTGGCACAGCTCGAAGTTCGATGTATCGGTCAGCTTGAACTTGCGCGTCAGCCGCGTTGTGGAGCTCAGTCGTTACAGATCCAGCAATAATCCCATAAGTAGCTTGAGAGCTCGCACTGTCCGCCGACTCAATTCCTGCCCGATAACTGACCTGTATTGAGTTGGCAATATCCGAAAGAGTCTTTTGGCTGGCGATTGAATTCCAAAGAATGTAACTGGTCGGAATTACAAAATATCCGTTGTCCCGTTGATCCACAAAGCGACGAGATTCATTGGCAAAGCCGACCTTGTAATCCGTGGTTTCGTAGATATAGCCAAAAGCTTGTCCGCCGTATAGAGCCGCGTAAGTGTAAGCGTCGTTTACATCTGGCGTGACCGCCATAAATTCATATATGGGCGGAGTGTCCACAGTGTCAATCGTTACTCCAGCGTCGGTAAAGATTCGAGTCATGCGGACATCGTCCATCTCTTTAGCCCATGCAGTGCCGCCGATAAGCTTTCGAGACATGTCTGCAAATACTCCGACCGCTGTGATGGTCTGAAGTGCCACAGTCGCAGTCGTGCCAGATCCAGCGATGGAATTGTCCACACTTGTAATTTTGCCCGTGAACAGTGTGACATCTGTGCCCGCTGAGTTTTTTACCTTAACGGTCACAAGTTCATTCATGTCAAAGCCGTAATCGGTATCCGAAAGATTTATGATTGAAATGGTTGCAAAACTGGCTCGCGCTTGTTCCCAAATGCTTGTGCGCCCGTAGTTAATCTGGACGCCCCACAAAGTGATGTTTGTTAGATCAGTCCCATCAATTGTGATTGTGGGCTGTGGATTCCAGCTTGTCATGCCCCGACCAAAAGCGACGAGCCCACGCGATTAAATGAGCCATTTATTGTCGCCTCGCGATTTAGTATATTCGCAATTTGACGAGCTGTGCTGATTGGATCAAGTGCGCCATTGACGGTGATGTTTACGGTGTTGCCACCCATTGCACCATTTGGCACAATTGTGCCGCTGGAGTTCGGCACGAATAACTCAGCCCCGCGCTCTCCCACAACATAAGGCGTGCCGCCCGTTACTGATCCACCTGCCGCACGAAAACCGCCAAATGCTGATCCGATTAGATTCCCAATTCCGCTCACGATTGGATTTGCCATAACCAAAGCAATCAATCGTCGGATCGCTGAGATTGTGCTATCGATAAACCCGACAAGCTTTGCAAATCCTGTGATGAGTCCAGAGATGAGAGTGCCGACAATCTTTAGAGCTCCACCCAAAACATTTCCGAGAATCGGCGCAAGGGTTTCTGCGACAAATGACGCAAATGTTTTTAAGGCGCTAAATAACGGCGCAAGATTTTCTTCATTGTCTTTAATTGTTTTTGCAATCTTTCCAAACGCCGAAAATAATCCTTGAAGAATTGGCTCAAAGAAGTTGACAATGCCTGGAATTACAATCTCGGTGATGTAACTCCACCATGCTCCAAAAATTGGGATTAAGACATCTTTGAAAAACGCGGCAAGGTCTGTGAATACTGGAGCCAGCTTCTTTCCAATTGTCTCTGATAATTCTGTGATTCGTGGGATTACATTATTAACAATCCCGCTGACGAGTGGAGTAATCGCGTCAAGCACAAATGATCCGACTGTCTCTTTGCCTTCGGAAAATGCAACATTAAGTCTCTGCATTTTGCCTGCAAATGTGTCAGCTTGTTTTGAAGCTTGACCTTCAAAAGTTTTTGAGAGTGCGCCAGTGACTTCATCAAATGACATGGTCTTGAGTTCAGCCGCCGAGATACCGATTCCAAGCTTGCCCAGAGATGTTGCGTTGCCTTCGTAAGCTTTGCCGAGCGCATTTGATACAGCCTCAAGTGATTTGCCAGAGCCCGCGGCGATGTCGATGGCAAGTGATTGCAGTCGTTGAGCTTCTTCAACATCTTTTGTGGATCGCACAAGTCTTTCAAGTGATGGGCGAAGTTCATCATCGGTTAAACCTGTAAGAAGCGAAGTTTTAAGGATCTGATTTTCAACAGCTGAAATCTGGGCATTTGTCGCGCCCGTAGTATTTTGCAATGATGTCGCAAGTTTGACTTGTGCCTTTTCGTCTTCGATTGCGGCTTTGACGCCATCAACAAGAAGCTTGCCAGCATAAGCCGCGGCGGCGGCTCCAGCGATAGCAAATGCGGCTCCCGCCTTCTTTCCAAAGTCTGCAACGCGCGATCCAAAGCTTTCGACCTCGTTGGTCGCGCCTTTGACTCCGCGCTTTAACTCATCAAAGTCAGCGTCAAAGGTAATCTTGATTTTCGGAATTCCAGCCATTACGCGACTCCCCCTCGTTTTGCGACTTCTTGAATCATCTCGGCATATTCCTTCGCCACGACTGGGACATAACTTTCAACAGCTGGAGCTATCCAGTAGCCACGCGGATTTGCTCTGACTTTGAATCTGTCTGAGTATTGGCGACCTAGTGAGTCAATCCCCGTGTGTGATCCGTATTCTGTGCCCCACAAAAGTGCGCCAGCTGGCGCGGCATTTTGTTTGGTCTTTTGCCCTCTTGAATTCTTTTGCCCGCCATACTTGCGCCCGACTTTTACACTGCCACCAATATCGACGCGGATCAATCTATCCCGCGGAGTCTTGATTGCTTTAGGCGATGAGAGAAGCTTTGTCTGTGGTGCTGGCGCGGAATTTGCAAACATCATCAGCTGACCCGCAAGACGCTGAGAGAGTGGCTGAGCTCTTGTGCGGACTTCATCTTGCGTCTCTTTATCTAGTGATCGCAAAACTCCAAGCAAATCTTTGAGCTGGCGTGGATCGACTTCGATTGCATAAATGCCCTGTTTAGCCGCCGCCATTTCGTCTCTCCAAAATCTCCAGTGTGGTTGTAATGTCTTCAGCTGTCTGCCATTCACTCTTTGGGAGACCCGTCGCAATGGCGAGCTCCCAGAGTAAACGATTTACGCTTCCAGCTTCAAAACTTTTGGGTCTTGACTCTCCGTTGATATGTCAGAGACGGTCTCAATCCAAGCTTCATAAGGTTTAACAGGATTGCCAGCCGCTTCACGCTTCATGGCGTTGTAAGCCAGAAAAAGAAGATCATTGACGCCAATCTTCTCTTGCGCTTGTTGAATGGTGTTGCCTGTCTTAACTTCCCACTTAGCCCACTCGGGCGGAGCGGCGATGTATGTCGCCGACTCCCCAGAGTTGTATTCGATTGTGATTGCTACTTTCATGCTCCCGATTTCCTATCTCTTAGCTGAATGTCTCGGTTGGTGTGCCGACGACTGTAAAGCTTAGGCTAACAGTCTGAGCGTCTGGGCTTGTGCCGCCGACACTCGGAAAGATTGGCAACACATTGAACGCAAATGACGCGCCTGTGACTGCGACCATTGTGACCGCAAGATTTGTGTTTGGTGCTGATTCTGCCGCCGCCCAAAGAGCTTCACAGAGAGAATCTGCCGCGCCCCAGTCTGCAAGCATTTCAACATCAAAAGTCCATTGTTTATCAATTGACTTGTAAGCTTTTGAATATAAAGTGTTATAGGTTTCAATTGTTACATCTCCAGTGAGCGTCGCTGAAGTAGCTTGCTCTCCGTAGCTTTTGGTCGCGATCGTCAAAGTGATGTCGCGTCCTGTTATGACGGTCGTTGCCATTTTTGCTCCTATGTTTGTGAGTAGTAAGTGCTTACTTCGATCTCACTTGCGAGCACGACTGCCCCGCTTGCGAGTTCGACTGGGATTGGGTTTGACACCGATCCAAGAATATATCCAGCTGGCAATGCAGTCAGCACGCTGATTGCTAATTGCTCGAGATTGTCGAGAGCTGATGGATTGTCATAATTGGCAACGCCAAGAGTGACTATCAGATTGACCTTAACTTTTGTCGCAGTTTTTGAAATTAAAACAGTCTCCAGATATGGAGCCGCTGGGACAATCACTGCAAATGGGACTTGTGGAGCGGCTGGCACCGCGTCGTAACAATTTGCGGCGACTGAACTAATCGCGGTTTTCAACGCACCGCGGACATTTGTCGCGATTGTTGATGGCATTACATCGCCATCGCTTCGGTATCAAGTAATTCGCCTAAGAGCCCAGAGCACCTATTGAGGAGACTGCGACCCATTTTGAACGGTGACGGGGCAAAATCCTGTCCCTCGATTTGCCCGCCCGCCGCCGTCCGCGATTGGAATACTTCGATGGATACGACATAAATGGCAGACTCGACTCGCGGATTTGCCGCATATAGATCGGTCGCTGAATATCCTGAAAGAGTAGCTTTGCCCGCTGGGATTGATTGGCGGATTGTTACATTGCTCGCGGTGAGTGCGACTGTAAATGTTTTTGGATCAATGACGCTTGTGACTGTATGCGTCGCCGTAAATGGAGCGGGGAGCGAAGTAACAATTGCGCTCTGACCCACTGCAAAACCATGCGGAGTCGCTGTGTAAAAAGTTGCGACATTGGACTCAAGTTTGTATGCACTAACAGCTGAAGCATGGGAGACAAGTAGCGGCAAAATTACGCCCTCAGCTGTGTTGATTATTTCGTCAAGATACGCGTCAGAATATAAAGAGACGCTCACGCCCAAGACTGATCTCAGCTGTGAGGCTGTGATAATCGCGGGCATGAGCTCTCCTTTGTTCGACTCGGCGAGAATCGGGAGCGACCCCGCCGATGATTATTGGTCTTACTTGTTGTTGCGGAAAGCTCCACCTGCGAGCTTGACTGCACATGCACCGAATGAATAAATGCCGATGGTGATTGATCCGTCAGCGGTTGATTCAGCGCGTAGTTGATATTGTGATCCTTCATACCATGTGTAAGCATTTGGATTCACGATAATCATTGATCCGTCATCGGATCCAGCTGGAGCCGCAAAGTCTGCATATAGATCAAGACCTGCAACATTGCCGCGGAGACTGTCTGGGCGCAATGCACCGCCAGCATTTTGAGGCTGTGAAGCAATGTAAATTGGACGACCTGAGTCATTCAATGACATTGTGTTTGCCCATTGGCTTGCACCCATGACAATGTTACGACCAAAGTCTTGTGTGTTTGAGTAAACGCTTGCCGCGCCGCGTGAGACATAAGCTAGAAGCTCTGCCGCTGTTGGAAGTGCTGACAATGTTGTGCCGTCGATTGTTGCATTTGCAACAAGTATTCCGTTGACATAAGCGTTTTGCGCCTTAGCCATTGCCTTACCCATATTTGCCAAAAGCTCGTTGTAGAAAAGTGGGCTAGTTCTAGTCAATAATTCTACGGAGAATTTTTGCTGTCCCGCAAATTTCTTAACATCAACGCTCAAAAACGCTGAGTTTTGGTCTGTATCCGAAAAGATTGCGTCTTCGTTAGCGACTGCCACTGTTGGAGCCACTGTGATTTTTGGAATTTCAAAAGTCATACCCGCGTCTGGTAGTGCTCCGCGAGAGATTGCGTCAATTGATGGACGAGTGCCATTTGAGACGCCGTTGATAACTTCTGAAAGCTGACGAGTTGGCACAAGACCAGCATTGTCAGTGGTGTTGTCAGCCGCCAAAACATATAGGCGAGCTTCTTCTGATCCCATCGCGGCTTGAATTTTGTTTTCAAGATATTTTGCGGCAGTGATTTCGATTCGTGGTGTAGCTGTAAAGCCGCCCACTGGTCGAGATGACGCTGTGATGGATTGAGTAGCTTCTACCGTCTCAGCGGTTGAAGCGTCTTTGACGGTGTCTTCCACTTCGTCTCCTTTTTCTTCGGTTGATGGTGTTACATCTGCGTCATCTTTTGACTCAGAATCTTCGTCTTCGGTCGCGGCAACTTCAGCGACTCGGGCAGATCGCACAGCTGGCTCGGACACAAGTGCCACGCCAGTCAATTCGCCAGCAATTACTTTCATCGTGCCGTCTTTGAGTGTCTCGTATTCGCTCACAGCTAACTCAATCGAGAAGCCGTCGCGCAGACCTTCGATGGCTTCAACAAGTGCGTCTGATCCAGATGTGGTCTGCGCGATTTTGAATGAAGCATTTATGGCAGAGTCGCCATCTAGTGTCATGCTCAAAGTTTTTCCGATTCTGCGGGCACGATCATGTTCAAGATTTAGAAAAACATTTTTTGGTGCAATTGAACCTTTTGCAAAAACGACTTTTCCAGTGCTCGCATTTGCTGGCTCATCGAACGCAACAATGCGTCCAGTGATTGTCCGCGATTCTGAATCTGCCGCGGTGATTGTAAACGGGGTGGTGATTTTCATAGGAGCATGTCCTCTTCTTCGCGTATTTCCTCGACGCTCATTGCGCCAAGCTCATTGAGAATCTTGTAAACCTGCGCGCGCTGTAATGGATCGCCACGCAAGAAGTCGTCGATGTCGAATTTGCACTCTGTCCCTTGACTGATGAAATCTTGAAAAGAGAGCCTCTGTTCAATGACTGACATGGTCGCTCTGAAAGCAAAGTCAATCAAATCGCGACGCTTATCAAGTGCGTTTGAATATGTAAATGTCGTTGGCTGTGCGTCTGCAAAATAGGCGGGTAAGCCGCAAGCTCTGGCCAGCTCTAAACTGACATACATTCTCGCTTCATTTAGCTGAATCGCTTTGGGATCAAAGCCAGCTTGCTCAAGAGACACATCTGCATTTAAGAAAGCCGTTGATTTTTTATTTCGTCGAGCATTTCCAAAAGATGTCAAAAGATTTGCAACGCGATCCTTTGGCAAAGTTGCGCCAGTAGATTTCAAAATCATCAGTGGGTTTGGCTCGTCAGCAAAGTTCATCGCCGCTTTTTCTAGTGACGCCGCGGCTTTAATTGTGCGACCAGCGCGAGAGAGTAAACCTTCAGAGACTCCAGCGAATTGCACAAGATTATTTGGATCGACATACTCTTGATCTATGCGATAGCCAGTGATTTCAGTAACCATCGGATTGACTTCAACAAATACGCGCTCGGGTGCAATTCTTTCCATCGAGCGAATTTTTCCAGTGTCAGCATAACGCTCTGTGACATAACCATAAGCAACAGGGTGGAAAAACAAATCACTAACAATCCAGCTCCAAAATGTAACGCCAGGAATTCTCGGATCGGGTTGATTGATAACTCTCGGGGCTTGCACCTTCTCGCCAGTTGCAAGATTGCGAACATGAAGCGGCAGTGATCCGATTGTCTGCATTACACCGAGACATCTCGCAACAGTTGGGACGCTCATTGCTTCGGCGCGGGTTGCGCTAACAATTCCAGAAAAAAAGATGTTTGAAGTTTCGGAGTAATACGGTGCGACCGAAGCCGCCGCAACATCGACGGATTCTGGAGTCGCGGCAGTTTTTATCTTCGGCGTGAAGTAGTCAAGTAAACCCATGCGCCAATTTTAGCCTCTGACTTTTACTCTTACCCCACCATGATGTCAAGGTCTGACTCTGGGCGTGTCGCGTAATGTGTTACAAGAGCCGCGGCGACGCAAGCTGTAACGGTGCTTTGAGAAGCTCTGCGACCAATAGACCAGCCACCATCTCCAAAAGGTAATCGAGCCGCGGACAAAACTTGTTTGGTGAATTCTGGCTGATTGCTGTGCCTAAATCTCTTTGATGTTATTGATCCGAGAAGCTCATCGCAAGCTTGTCCGTAAAGAGCTCCGTCAATGTCCGAGATTGGAATACCCGCGGGCATAAGTCGAGAAGCTATCGCTGAAGCTGTGCGCTTTGAGTAAGCGACGACTTCAGTGGGGTATTCGCGGCAGTAAGGCGCAACATCATTCGCAACAGCTTTGTCATCGAGTGAGATTGGGTTGTGCCATGTGTGCATGAGCTTTACATAGAACCGCTCTGAGTCAATTCTTTGAGCCGCGACCAAAGCCGCATTTTTTCGGTCTGGACTTACATCTATGCCAAACCAAGTTTGTTTTTCTGGATCAAGTTCAAGAGTATCGTCAGCACATTCAGCAAATGAGTCGCTCGGAATAGCCGCCGAAATTGTTTGAACCCAGCGGCAAAGCACTTCGGTGCGGACAACATCTGGCGGATCATTGAGCACAGCTTTCAAATTATCGATGTGCACCGTATGACCCAAAGCTGGATTTGCCATTGCGGCTCCAGCCCAGAATCTCGGAGAGTCATCAATCGCGTCGTAATCACTCGACCACTCAAACCACCCAATATCATCATTTGTCCCACCCATAGCCGCGGCAAGCCCGCGCTCGCGTAATTGATTGAGCACAATGCTGTGTTGATCGCCAGCATTTGAAAGAGTCCACAATTGGGGATTGTCAGCCGCCATCATCGTGTATCGAAGCGACGCCCATGTCGTCTCGTCTTTCATCTCTCGGGTCTCATCAATGAAAACGGTCTCGGGCTTTGAGATTCCGCGAGCCGCACTAGCTCCAGCCTTTACCATGTAGCGATTACCTGTGATCGTCTCAATCTCCTCGGATCCATGAGCCCAGCGAATCCGCTTGACCTGTTTTGCCAGACCTTCATTCGATTCGATAATCTGCACAAGATCCCGAAAAGTCTCCAGCGAAGTCGTAAGCCGATGAGCTGTGCCAATTTGAAGATGTTGATTCCACTCAAACAAGTTCATCAAAATCTTTGCCTTCATAAGCGTGGTCTTACCCTGTTGTCTCGCGACAACGATATTTATCAGAGGATGACACCACCTCCCGTCGGGCTTAACTTTGTGAGCGTGAATTGCGACGAATTCTTGCCACGGCATGAGCGGGACATTGATCGAATTACAAAAATCAATCATTTCTTGCCCGCGACTGGGTAAATCGTTGAGTTTTGTGTGGATTCGTGGAGTCGGAGAGCCATAAAGCTTCTCCAGCCCCCCCTCTGTTACCGCTGTGAGCCCGTCTGAGCCTATTAGAACCAATGGGGGACTCTTTGAGTCCTCTGGAGTCCTAAGCATGGCTTTCAGAGTCGTTTGGTGGTGAATTAAAACCTC